TTAATTATTTAAGTAACTTTCTAATTTTAGAATGTTCTCTTGTTCATATTTTTTCGTAATATGAATATAGACATCAGCAGTCATTTTTACTGTCGTATGTCCTAATCTGTCACTAACAAATTTTATATCTGCACCACTTTCCAATAACATGATGGCATGTGTATGGCGGAGACCATGAGGGGAGATGTGGTGTAGATTACTTTTTTTAGCTATGGAAGTTATAATTTTATTTACTGTACTACTAGTAAGTTCCTCACCGTATAAGCCTATTAACAGGTATTTCTTTTCTTTATAATCGGGACCTTGTTTTAGCCTATATTCTTTCTGCCAAGTACGATACCTCTTTAAATCAGCAATCAACGTATCATCGATACTAATAGTACGATTACTTTTTTGTGTTTTAGGTGGTCTTTCTCCAAAATCATCTCGCGTTTTAGTAATACTAATTGTTTTATGCTCAAAATTAATATCATTCCATGTTAAAGCAATCATTTCACCTTTGCGCATCCCAGTACGTAATAGGAGACTTGCGACAATGTAATGATGGATTTTAGCTTTTTTTGCTTCCTCCATAAAGATCGTAACTTGTTCTTTTGTTAAATAATTCGTTTTTGTATGAGCAATATCATTTGCTTTTTGAATAGAAATATTTCGATATTTATTGTGAGTAATCATTTCTAGCTCAACAGCTTTATTAATTGCTGAATTGAACGTGGTATGAATGTTTCTCACAGAATCCTTTGAATATTTTTTAGCTAATTCATTGATAAACTTCTGGTAGTCAAGTCGCAATAGTTCGCTTAATTTATAAAATCCTAGATTAGGAACTAGATGTTTATTTATATGAGTTTCTCTATTTTCTAACGTTCTAGTGCTGCATTTATTACCGTATACACTTAGCCATTCTGAAAGCCAGTCTTTTATTAAGAGTTTTTGACCGGTTATAAGAGTATGTCCACCAAAAAACAATTTGTGTTCAACATCTGCAGCAGCAAGTTGAGCTGCTTTTTTTGTTTTGAAACCGCCTTTTGTTTTTTCTTTTTTCTTTTTGGTTGCCGGATCTGTGTATTTAATACGGTATTCCCACTTATCACTTCTTTTTCTAAAACTGGCCATTTATCTTTCACCTCCTTTGATGTTTTTATAAGAAAGATTAAAAAGGTACCTCTTGGCCAACTATATTTCTATAAAGTTCTTCTTCTTCTTCACGCGCTCTTTTTTCTACATCCCAAGATGCTAATAACCGACTTTGAAAAAAAGTACTTTGATGTCCACAGGCTGTACAAAAGCGTGCATTTCCATCTAAAAGGGTGCCACATTCCCATGTGATTTCATTATTATACCATTCACGATTTGCACATTTGTTTATAACATATACACCGCATGCTTTACAGTAATCTCCATTTTCTAGTTGTTCATTATCACATTTCGGGCAAATCTTCGCACGACTATTTTCATCAATATCGTATCCTGAATATATCATTTTATCGTCTCCTTCTCTTTTGATTAATCGGTCTTGTCCACAAATAGGGCAGAAAAGAGCATGTTTAGTTACAAAATAATTAGAACAATTAGTGCAGGTTTTTCCATGCTTATACCTCAAAATAAAACCTTTAAAAATTTCAAATATAAAATGATTTTTTGAATAACTAATTCCTCTTTCCAGACCATTGTTAAAAAAAATAAACACATTAGTTGCTGCTTCAAACGAAATGTTAAATAAGTCAGAGAGAATGTGAGGATTTTCAGGTCTTAATTCATAGACAATTTGTGGAGGGGCCAGTAGATTTCTCGCAAAACAATTAGCTTCCTTTTCAAAAACTTCATATTCTTCCTGGGTTAAGGAATTCCTTGCATATACCGACTTATTGCTCATTTCATTATGCTTCAACATGAAATGACCTAATTCATGGGCAATCGTCCACCGAATTCTGCCCACATTCTCTACAGTGTCGTTGTAGAGAATAACGTACTTATTTGTAGATTTCTTATACCAACAACAACCTTCATCGCTATTTGCAAATTCACATACTTCTTCTAATGTCATATTTCGCTTTTTAGCGAACCAAGAATAGGACTTAATTCTAAGGTTCGAGAAATGATTAGAAAGTTTCTTTACTTTTACAGGTAGTTCTTGCACATTATTTATTTTCAGCAATTGAAAAGCAGCTTGCTCAGCTTTTCTAAAGTTAGGTGTTTTAGATATCATCGTCATCATCATCGTCATCGTCAAAAGCTTCATCAAAAGTAAGTTTGATAATATCTAGCATTTTCTTACGATCCTTATTGTTCATTTTTCTTGCAGCTCTTTGAATTTCACGTATATCATCATCTATCTCAACATTGGAAACCGGATCATCAGTTATACCCAACAGATAATCTGTTGTTACCCCAAATGTCTCAGCTAATTCAACTAATACATTACCTGGAGGTATAACCCTTCCAGCTTCGTAATTGGCTATATTTGTACGTTTCATTCCTAATATTGTTGCTAGTCCATCTTGTGACAATTTTGCTTGAACTCTACAAGATCGTATACGTTCTCCCAGTAATTTTTTCTCTTCTAAATTCATTATGTAAATCCCCTTAAAAAAATTTCAATTAAAATGACGTTTTTAAGGTTGACGTGCTTTATATTGACGTGGTACTATGAAGATGTCAATTAAAAGCACAAAAGGAAAGGAGTTGAAATTATGTCTGATGTTTCTATCCGTAGACAACAATTTCGAAAATATCGTCAACAGTTCCAAGTTTCTCAACGTCGTCTTTCAATTGATTTAAATGTTAGTGAAAGCCACATTCGTAATATTGAAAGTGGAAGAGGCAATCCAGATGCCACACTTCTTTTCAAACTGGCTAAGTATTTTGAAACAACAGCTGAAGATCTCTTCCCAGATCTAGCAGAAGTTGAAGTAAATCGTTCTTAATTACTTATGTCATTATTATAAACCGTCATTTAAAATAACGCAATACAAAATAGCGTATTTTACTTCAAAAAAATATCATTTTTTCAAAAATGTAACATATTAGGAGGGGTTAATTTGGATTTGAAAGTTATAAACAAAAACGGTCAACTTTTAACAGATAGTAGAGAAGTAGCTGAAATGGTCGGTAAAGAACATGGGCATTTATTAAGAGATATCAGAGGCTATTTTAAAGTGTTAAAGATTAATCCAAAATTGGATGTATCTAATTTCTTTGTAGAAGCGTCTTACAAAGATAGCGTGAATCGTTCGAAACCTTGTTTTTATCTAACTAAAAAAGGTTGCGAGTTAGTAGCAAACAAAATGACTGGTGAAAAGGGCGTTATTTTTACGGCTATGTATGTAACAAAGTTTGCAGAGATGGAACAACAACTAATCAACCTTAATGAACCATCGTACATGATTGATGATCCAATCCAACGTGCTGAAAGATGGATTATTGAACAGAAAGAAAAACAACAATTGAAACTTCAAAACGCTCAGAAAGAACAAATTATTAATGAGTTACAGCCGAAAGCCACTTATTATGATTTAGTATTGCAAAACAAATCACTATTATCCGTAAGCAAAATCGCAAAAGATTATGGAATGAGTGCAAGAACTTTTAATAAACTTCTCCATGAATTAGGAGTCCAATTTAAACAGGGAGATTGCTGGCTTTTATATCAACGGTACGCTGATAAAGGTTATACGCAAAGTAAGACACATACAATTGATTCAGAAAAAAGTAAGATGCATACTTATTGGACTCAAAAAGGGCGACTGTTCATTTATGAATTATTAAAAAGTCGAAAAGGTATCTTGCCAATTATGGAACGTAAAAACCAACAAGTTGGATGAAAGGAGAAGGTATAGGTGCAGCCAACTGTTCAAGTTATCATCGACAACAGCTATTTAGAAAAAGAAGTTGAACGCCAAGTGAATGAACGCTTAATTGATATGGGGATTGGTACCTGGTGGGATATGAAAAGACTTCAATATGAAACAAGTCGTTCATATGACTGGCTGATGGAGTATGTAATATACGATCCAAGAGTCAGAAATTTCTCTAAGCAAAAGAACGGTAGATGGTTATTTAAAGCTAAAGATATGAAAGAGTTCTTAAATAAATATTTTGATGAATTGTGAGGAGGGAGCTAGTCAATATGAATAACATGGGCGCATTAGAGCTTTCTAATTTCTTTATAAAAGTTGAAATGAATATGGTTCTTGTTGGTCGTGCAAAAATTGCTGAATTCGCAAGAAAGCAGCATGAACGTTATTGGAACCTTTACCTTAAAGGAGGTGGTAAAGTGACTGAAGTTGAAAATCCGATGGTTTTAAAAAATGGATATGGCATTGCAGATCCGCAGGAGAAAGAGCCTGAAGTTGTATCTGTATGTGATGGTTGTAATCACAACATTGTGGAAGGTCAAGGAATGTTGGACTGGGGTACTGTTCATCTTCATGATGATTCGATTTGCATAGCAAAGTATGTAAGAAGAGATTCAATTAGAAAAATAGCAGGTGAACAATAAAAAAGCCCACTTTGCAGAGTGGACTCGTTTCAATGACAATTTATTTTTACCATACTTAGGAAAATAATTCAATAGAGAAGGGATGTTCTATACATGAACCAACTTCAACAAATGGAAATTCTAGAGGTTGAAAATACTGAACAGTCTGAAAGAGAATCTTTTCAGGTTACTGATATAGAAAGTTTAAATTGGGTTTTCCGTAAATTAGCTGCTTTATCAGCGAAAGAAAAAGAGGTTAAGCAATTAGCTGATGTAGAACGTGCAAGAATCAATGACTGGGAGAATCGTGAGTTAATTGCTCTCCACAGTGATAAGAATTACTTTGAAAGTCTTGTCTCGGCTTATCATGCTAAGCAATTAGAAGAGAATCCAAAGGCTAAAACCATTTCTACACCTTACGGTAAATCAAAAAGTCGTGCTACCAAAGAGCAGCCTAAAGCAGTTGATAAGGACAAGCTCTTGCAGCATGTGAAAGAAACGGGCATGACTGAATTTATTAAAGAAGAAGTAAAATGGGGCGACCTGAAGAAGGTCCTCCACATTCATGAAGTAGATGGACAGCCAGTAGTAATTGACTCGAACGGAACGATGATTCCAGGCGTAGAAATTGAGCCTGCAAGCTTGAGCTTCAAAGTGGAGGTGTGATTGTGGAGATTACAAATGGGGCTGAAATTAAGAAAAGTAAAAAGGCAAAAATCATCATCTATTCAAAACCTGGAGACGGCAAAACAACAGTTGCCGGTTTGCTGCCAGGTAAAACATTAGTGCTTGATATTGATGGGACAAGCCAAGTGTTAGAGGGTTATTCCAATATTGATGTCGCAAAGATCAATGTGGCGGATCCTCATCAAAGTATTTTAGATTTTTACGCGCATGCAAAAGCGAATATAGCAAACTATGACAATGTTTTTGTGGACAACCTTACTCATTACCAAAAGCTTTGGTTGATGAATAGAGGTGAAAAAACAAAAAGTGGCATGCCTGAATTAAAAGATTACGCCTTATTCGATAATCACTTGTTAAAAGTTGTTGAAACATTTAATGGATTAGATGCCAATGTCATATACACTGCTTGGGAAACTACACGCAGTATCATTCATGATGATGGCCAGCAATACAATCAATTTATCCCGGATATTCGAGATAAAATTGTCAATCACGTAATGGGAATTGTACATGTTGTCGCTCGATTGGTTAGAAAAGCAGATGGTACAAGAGGATTCATCTTAGAGGGTAATCAAAGTATCTTTGCTAAAAATCACTTAGATAGTCGTAGTGGCTGCGTACAAGACGAATTATTAGTATCATTCAAAAACGAAACTACAGGGGGAAATAAATAATGTCATTCTTTAAATTTGATGAATCAAACGCGAGTACAGGATTTGAACTAGTAGCAGAAGGTAAATATGAAGCAGTTATTGTGAACGCAGAAGCAGGTAAAACTCAAGCTGGAAAGCCTAAATTATCGGTAGACTTTGAGATTCGTAGTGATGTTCCTCAAAATCATCAAGGTGCGAAGGTTCTTTACAACACCTTTACATTTGAACATGAAGTTTCAGTAAGAATTGTTAACTCTTTATTGAAAGCATGCGGATTTTCTAACAATCATGTTTTTAATTCACCAGATGAATTAGCGAAAGAGCTAATCAATAAAAACTTAAAAATTACTGTTAAGCATGAAGAGTATGAAAAGGTGGTTGATGGTGAGAAGCAAAAACGTACTGCTGCAAAGGCTAAATATTATGATGTAACAGATGTGAATCCAATTTCCCAAGGTGGAGGAATAAACATCGGTGATGATGACCTACCATTCTAAGAAACTAAATAGAGAAGTTGGTATTGTACTAGCTTCTCTTTTTTATAGATAAATATAAATTTATCGGAGGGCGAAATGAAAGAAAATCCATACAATTTTAACGAGATCCCTGCCGAATTAAAAGCCCTTCCTCAATGGATATTGTGGAGAGCAGAAAAGCGTAATAACAAGCCAACAAAGGTGCCTTATCAAGTAAATGGTGAAATGGCACAGGCGAATAATAGGCGTACCTGGTCGACATTTGCAACAGCAGTCAAATTTTATCTAGAAGGCGATTATGACGGCATAGGGTTTGTATTTAGCAGGCAAGATAATTACATCGGAATTGATATTGATAAATGCGTTGCGGATGGAAAAGCAAACACCTTCGCAACAGAGATTATTGACACCTTAGACAGCTACACAGAATTCTCTCCATCTGGGAAAGGCATACATATCATTATCAAGGGGAATCTTCCACAATCTGTTTTAGGTACAGGACGAAAAAATACTAAGCATGGTTTAGAAATTTATTCATATGGTCGATATTTCAGTTTCACTGGGAATCGAGAAAACTCAAATGATGTTTATGAACGAACAGACGAACTTTCAGAAGTATTTGAGCAATATTTTGATGATAGCGACATTCAAGGTCGTGTAAATCTAGCTGAGTTTGAAAAAGATGAAATAAAGATTTCGAATGAAGCTCTATGGGAAAGAATATTTCGATCTAAAAATGGTGATGAGATTCGGTCATTATGTAACGGTAATTTAGTTAATAATGATCACTCTGCCAGCGACTTAGCACTATGTAATCATCTTGCCTTTTGGACAGGTAAATCCGCAACACGAATGGATACAATGTTCCGAGAGACAGCGCTTATGCGTGATAAATGGGACGTTATTCATTTTAGAGAAACGAATGAAACGTATGGTGAAAGGACCATAGCGACTGCAATTTCTTCTACTTCCACAACTATTTTAGATAACAAAGAGCAATTCGAAGAATTTTCTTTTGATTTTCATACCGGGGATGCAGAAGAAGTTGCTGAAGAGAAACCTAAAAAGAAATTTCGTTTAACTGAACTTGGAAATGCTGAACGAATTGCTTATGAATATGGCCACGTTATCAAATATGTTAGTGATATGGGTTGGTTAATCTGGGACGGAAAGCGCTGGAAAATAGATACGAAGAAAGAAATCGAACGTATTACTGCAAAAGTTCTTCGAGGCCTTTATAAGTCAGAAGATGAATCTGAAACGAAGTGGGCGCGAATGTGTGAACGTAGAAATGTTCGAATGAATAGCATTAAGGACCTCATGCCACTAGTCCCAGCAGAAAGGGAAGACTTTGACCGACATAAATATTTACTCAATGTTGAAAATGGCATTGTCGATTTGCAAACAGGCAAGCTGCAGCAACATGATCGAGACTTTAGAATAACTAAAATTACTAGTGTTGAATTTGACGAGAATGCTAAATATCCAACATGGTCAGCCTTTTTAAAACAAATCTTTAAAGAAGATGAAGAATTGATTGACTATATGCAGCGTCTTGTTGGTTACTCGCTAACTGGAGATATTTCAGAGCAATCGATGTATTTTCTAGTAGGTGGTGGATCAAACGGAAAATCAACATTTGTAAATACAATTAAAAAGCTACTAGGCGATTATGGTTCGCAAACGAAGTCAGATACATTTATCAAGAAAAAAGACACTGGTGCCAATAATGATATCGCTAGGTTAGTAAATGCTAGGTTTGTTTCCGCAGTAGAGTCAGAAGAAGGGGAAAAGCTGCAAGAATCACTTGTTAAGACAATTACAGGTGGTGAGCCAATCTTAGCTCGCTTCTTACGACAAGAGTATTTTGAGTTCATTCCAGAGTTTAAAGTGTTTTTTACGACAAATCATAAGCCTATTATCGGTGGTGTAGATGACGGGATTTGGAGACGTGTAAAGATTATTCCTTTCACTTTAAGCCTAAAACCACATGAGCGTGATAAAAAGCTTGAAGAAAAGCTATCGCTTGAAATGCCAGGTATCTTAAATTGGGCAATTGAGGGCTGCTTGAAGTGGCAGAGAAGTGGATTGCGCGAACCAAAAGTTGTGGTTGATGCAACAGGAAATTACAAAGAAGAAATGGATATTCTAGCTCCGTTTTTAGATGAAATTTGTTACACTGACGAACCAAAAAATGAAGCTATCAAGATTGAAGCAAAAGAATTATATAAAGTCTATGACAATTGGTGCTTTAGAGCAGGTGAACGCACTTTAGGAAATAGATCCTTTTATCGAATGTTAGAAACAAAAGGGTTTGGAAAAACCAAAGGAATTGGTAATAAAACGTTTTTGACAGGGATTACCTTAAAAGAACGTATGCCAGTTACTAAAGGCGTTACTAAAAACGAACAAAATAGCTTTTTTAAGGTCACTCAATAACTATTTTGTTCGTTTAATAACTTTTAATAACTTTCTATAAATCCAGTCATATCAAGGGTTTGAGTTAACTTTTAAAGTACTTTAGTTATTTTTGTTATTGGGATTTTAATTAAATAAAAAAATAAAAAATATATAAGTATATATAGAGCTGTTAATACGAAAACCCGATAACTATAATAACTGAAAATAGGTAAGTCCCTTGTGGCTGTAAGGTTGAAGGCTAGTTATTTAAATAACTTTTAGTTGTTTAAAGGGTGTTTTTAGTTAGTTTTCATCATCTTTTGAGATTTTCAGTAACTAAGGCAAGGGGGGACCATTAAATTGCAAGTTTTAAGAATTCTAAGCTTGATTTGGAAATCGGGTGCTGATATTTATCTTGATGAAACGGATGGTCGTGTCGCAATAAAAAATCCAAAAATGATTCCAGCCGAAGTTATGCAAGCTGCAGAACAAAACTTTCAAGCTATTGATGAGTGGCTTAAGTCATGGAAGAATGCCAACAATGAAAAACTCACAATCATGAAAATGATTCATCAATTTTGTGGATGGCAGCCTAATGAAAAAATAAATGAATGGTTTTGCGCTGAAGAAGATTCTCTGATGTTATTTATCGACTGGACAATCGTTCTTGCGAAAAAAGGTTGGAAGAATATCTATGATGATTATCGGCAATATGAGACTGCCGAATCTGATGTAATAGCAAAAGATTTATATCAGCGAGCTGTCACATATATGAAGGCAAAGAAGGTGTAAATAATTGATTTCTTATCATTACACAGATTCAGAACTAAATAAAATACTTAAAACGCTCACGATAGTAATAGATACTCGTGAAAATGTAAATGGGCATATTCTTGATTATTTACGTCAAAAAGATATCCCTATAAAAATTAAAAAATTAGATACTGGCGATTATGGTTGCATGATTCCCAAAAATGAAGAGCTCGGCATTACGCGTGATATATTTCTAAATAGCCGGGTAGAACGAAAAGCGCACATGGACGAGATAACAGGAAATTTGCAAAAAGATACGCAAACAGCATTTGAAAATGAATTGATTCGTTCAAAAGACATTCCTTTTACATTAATCGTAGAAGACCTACATGGGTATGAAAAGATGCTGAAAGGTAAGTATCGTTCACAATACAATCCATTAGCTTTACTGGGTCGATTGAATACTTTCAAAGCAAGATACAACTTTGAAATTGTATATGTGGACCAAAAATATAGTGGGAATTGGATCTATCACCATTTTTATTATCAAGCGAAACATTATCTTAAAACAGGAGTCTTTTAATTCTTATGCTGAAAGGGGGACAAACATGATACTTATTCAGCACATGGAAGATTATTATCGGAGCGAATTGCTTAAAATGGGTTATTTTAAAACACCAGATGGTTTGCAACTGTACGAATTAGATATTTCTAAATTGCAGGAGATATACGAAGAAGTAAAAACATCACAAAACTAATATGAAATGAGGAAACCACATGATTAAATTAAACGTTCTTTTCAAGAAAATGCAGAAGGATGATAAAAAGGAAGTTCTTATGTTTCATGTACTAAGCGATGAGTTGCCACATGCAGATGAATTATTAAAGATGCCAGGATCCATTGCTCTTCTAAATGTGGAAGAAAGTGAAGCTGGAGAAGTTGGCGCAGAGTTTGTTTCTATCCAACGTGATAATAAAAAAACGGTCCTTAAATTCAATATTAAACGTGATGCAGAGGGCAAGGTAAACAAGTTATATCCTCATGCCGGTTCAAATGTATCTCTTGGATTACAGCCTTCACAAATGACGATTGATGAGTTTTATGAAGGTGATCATGAAGGCATTGAATACAAAGTGGAAAATGACGGAAGTGTATCAGTACCTGAAGGGCAACTTTCAATTGAGGAAGAAGAATCAGAACATAAATTAAAAGTAGTGAAATAAATGCAGCAGGGAGCTTCGGCTCCTTGTCACTGGAGGGGACAAGGGATGGAGAGATTGGAGCTAATCAAAAGGAGTACTGATTTTACAACAGAACATGGTAACGGCTTATATGTAGATGTTTTAAGTGCCAATGACTTCAATTGGATGATTAATCAAATTGAAACTCTTTCTGAGGAAAATGAGCAGCTGCAAAGAAATTATGAAAGTTTATCTAAAGAACACCTTACTTTAAAAAGGAGCTATGCTCAAACGTCTCTTAAATTAAAACGTAGTCAAAAAGATCATATGAAGAAAAATAATGCACTAGATAAGATTAAACGCGATTTTTATAAAGTGAAGGGTGGGAATTGAAAAATGGAACAAGTAACGGAATTAATGAACGATATAAACAGGGCTGTTCTTGCTGAACGCATTAGTCAAAATGAAAAATGGGGCGTTCAACGTCATCATATGGGTGCTTGGTTAGCTATCTTAGCCGAAGAGTTTGGAGAAGTTTCTCAAGCCATGCAAGGACCATTAGGCTTAACAAGTATGAAAGAAACGGATGCAGATGATTTATATAAAGAGTTAATTCAAGTGGCTGCTGTTGCCAGTGCAATAGCTGAACAGGTAAAAGAAAGTAAGATAAATATGTAAAAGGCGGTTTGATTGCACACAGCTTAATGGGCTCTCCTAACGCGTCAATTCCAACTCCGCAGCCGGGCTAGTCACTTATAACGACTTAGCTTTAGGTTGGCCTCATGTAGAAATAAATAAAAAGGATGCCCTCGAAAGAGCATCCTTTAGCAAAAAACGAACTAGATGTGTACGTTCAAAAATATTATAACCTAACTAAACAAAAAAGACCAAGATTTCTCTTGATCACCGTATTTACATTTTAGCACAGGAGGGAGATCCAAGGTGGGAAATCAATTATCATTTATGCTTCCTGAGATAGACAGAAAAGAGACGCAACAAGCAGTAGAAGATGCTTTAGAAAAATATAGATTGTTTAAATACTTATCTTTTGAAGAAAGAGAGGCATCCATTACTGCTAGTTCTGAAGTTCGTTATCATGGTCCAACAAATGAAACAAGTGACCAAACAGGTTCCATTGCAGCTTATAATGTGGACCAGGAAAAGATGAGAAAGGACTTCTGTTTTCATGTGGAAAGAGCAGTGAACAGGCTACCAAAGATGGAAAGGTTCTTAATCGAAGAACGATACATGTCCTTAGAAACGGAATATTTAACAGATTACAACGTGTACAGTTTTAAGTTCCAACCACCTATTTCTGAGAAGACATATTCTAAAATCAGATGGAAAGCTTTTTATAAACTAGCTCTCAATCTCAGCTTGGTTGTTCTTAAAAATTCATAACGGGAAAAATAATCCAAAAACTTTCCTAAAATAAATCGAAAAAAACTCTAAAATAAGTCGTGGTACTTGCTTTAATACATGATAAATTTATATTATCAAGAAAATATCAAAGAGAGAGCGTTCCTGAGTCCCAGGAGCGCTTTTGTTGTGTCTGAATGTATTTGTATTCAAATTTATTTAAAACGTCATATGAGTGAATCTGAAAGCTCAAAATTAATTAAGAAGGTGATTGATATGAAAGTTAAAAATCATCTTAACACAGAACAATTAAGTCACCTAGAAAAGATGGGTAAGCGTAAAGAAAAGATTAACTGGAAGGATATCATGGGAACAAATAGACAGACTTTGAAACGTGGCCGTGGCGGAGCTATGAAGAGGAAAAAATAATCATTTTTAAAAGTTTTAAAAACTAGGTCTATAGATTCAATGAAAGGAGGATTTTCCCTATATATGTCGAAATTTCATTTCTAATGGCATGTATAGGAGGTGAATTGAATGCAATTATTAGTTGAATATAAAGATCAATCAATACCATTGATCGTAAAAAGTGCTCCTAAAGAAGTTTTACAGGCAGTTATTGAAAGTAAAAATGATAAACTTATTTTCAAGAATGAAACTTTGAATCTAAATGTCGATTTTAAAGATATAAAATCTATTCAAATCAATTTCGAATAACAGTGTAAAACCTCTAAAGGGAGACGAGTAAATGATGGAAAATGGAACAACGTATTTAGCTTTAGCTAATTCAAAGCAATGGATAAGGGCAGTTGTATTAGAAGCAGAAGAGATATTAAAATTACATGAGTCGATGATTAGTTTAGATCGCTCTCATAGTTTTAAAGCTCAAGCTGATAGTATTTCTGAATTGAAAAAAATTCGAGAGTATTATTTCACAATTGCACTAAGTAAATCTCGAAAATGGTTAACAGAAGCTACTGAATACGATAAGAGTTTGCAAAAAATTATTGATTTAATTGATAGTGACCTTCCGCACATCAGAGATGTAAGAAATATGAAAGAGCATGAAATTGAATATTTTAAAAACGAAGGTCGCAAACAACCGCATTTTATTAAAGAAGTAGATGCGGATATTTCAGGTATTGAAGGTAAAATAGTTTCTGATGCTACATCTACTGTTGTTCTAGGAGACACATATTTGGTAGGTGGACGTCTTAACGTTCAACAAGCAATTCGAACTTTTTCTCCCTTGTATGAAGTGATTGAACAAAAGATACAAGAATTATGGGATAAAGAGTTAGAGGAACTTGATGATAAATTAAATAATTCGAACAAGGGGTAATAATATGAGTACAGCAGGACGTTGGGGATTATCTGATCCAGTCAGAGGTCGTAGACCAGGTGCATTAGATCCAAGTGGAATTAGTACATTGGAAAGACCAGGTGTTATTGATCCAAGCGATATTTAATAATCAACAGAAGGATACTGATTCGTCAGTGTCTTTTTTTATTTTAATAAGCTCAACTTAAGTTAATCATTCCGGTTAATTTAGGTTGAACTTATTTTTGTGGAGGTGAACCATTTATGCCTATTCAGTTAATAAAGAATACTCACGCTAAGTTAAAAGCTTCTCGTGTGAAAAGGAAGTATCAACGTAAGTTTAAACCACATGGTATTAAAGTAGCTGATTGTCCAAAGCTTAATGATTCAATTGAGAAGTTCATTGGTCATAATCCTAAAGCATGTCCGGTTGAAGCATTAACCTATCTAAGTACTATTGAGAATGAAGCTAAGAGGAAACATGCAGCATACTTCTTATTTGGTTCAACGCTAGATCATATCGAAGAGCAAAGCATTGTTACCTATTGTGATAAGTGTCAGGAGGATAAGCAATGAATGAGAATATAGTTCATATAACTGTTGGTGTCTTATTTGATTTATATGTTAAGGATCTAATTAAGAAGGAAACATATGATGAATGTATCCGAGCTTATAAGGAACATGTACTAAAGGCTCAGCCTACTGAAGAAACCAAAGCATGCAGTGGTTCTATTAATCTAGAAGGTAGACAGAATATAAACAAACCATTCTTTAAGGATAATAAGTAATGAACTTCTATAAGACAACAAGATGGGAAAGCAAACGTGAAAAGATATTAAAACGTGATCAATATCTATGCCAAGAATGCAAACAATATGGTAAACGAATACCTGCAAATACTGTACATCACATGCATCCATTCAGAGAAAGGCCAGACTTACGATTAACTAACTGGAACCTAATCAGCTTTTGTACAAAGTGTCATGGCAAGATGCACAATCGAGAGACTGATGAATTAACACCTTTAGGCGAACAGTGGAGAGAAAAAGCAATCCCCCCCACTTAACAAATTTTTAAAAAGGTGTCTGGGGAACGGGAGGGGGAACCTTTTCCAATAGAGCGACCTTAGTTTTTTATAAAGGGGGTGTGGCAACCGGGATGAGAAGCCAATTAAAAAAAGAAGTCGTTGATAACATGAAGCATTTGGGCGTTTACCGTGATGATTTTGAGCATACAATTGATATTTACGTAGGAATGCTAGCCCAATATCAGGCCTTTGAAAAGCAATTTGAGGAATCAGGTTTTAAAATTACAGACTCATATACGAATAAAGCCGGGGCTACAAATGAAAGAAAAACCCCTATTTATACAGCTATGGAAGCTTTGCGGAAAGACCTTGCTACTTATTCGAATTTGTTATGCTTAAACCCTAAAACGTATGAACGTATAAAGCGTCCTGAAGTTCCGGTTCGTAAAGAGGAAAAAGAAAAGCCAAAATCAAAATTAATACAAGCATTGAGTGAAACATCATGAGTGAATATAAGAATTATAATTTAGTAATGGACTACGTCACTTCAATTGTGGACGGCACCAAGCCAGCCAACAGGGAACAAATCCAAGGTTGCGAACGTTTTTTAAGAGATCTTAAGAATACTGATTATGATTTCAATCCCAAGGACGCAGAATTCGTTATTGGTATCATTGAAAAAACTTTTGTTCATGCCCAGGGTGAAATGTTGGATGGTACACCCTTAAGAGGTACGCCCTTTTTATTGGAGCCTTTTCATAAATATCAAGTTTACAACCTATTAGGTTTTTATCATAAAGGAACATCCGTGAGGCGCTTCAAAGAAGCGTTTATTTATATTCCGCGGAAAAATATTAAAACAAGTTTTGCGGCTGCTTTAGCCTGGGCTCTTGGTATTTTAAATAGGCGAAGTGGAAGTAAAGTATACATTGTAGCTGCTGCATTAAAACAGTCTTTGGAGAGCTTCAACTTCATCAACTTCAACCTCGGCCAAATGGGGGAGAAAGAAAACTTCCGTGTTATTGATAATAACCAGGAGCATTCTATTTCTGGTGATTTAGGAGACGGTTCTTTATACATTCAAGCACTTGCAGCTAACCCGGATAAACAGGACTCCTTAAACTGTAATATCGCTATTGCCGATGAGCTTCATGCTTATAAAACACCAAAACAATATAACATCATCAAAGAGGCCATGAAAGCTTATACCAACAAACTTATGATTGGTATTACGACGGCCGGTGATGATATGACAAGCTTCTGCTATCAGCGTCTTCAGTACTGTAAAAAAATACTGGACGGAACTGTTAAGGATGAGGCTTATTTTGTGTTTATTGCAAAAGCTGATGAAGATGAAAAAGGCAATGTGGATTACACAAATCCTCTTGAACATCAAAAAGCGAATCCTGCTTATGGTGTTTCAATTCGTCCAGATGACATTATGAATGATGCGCTACAAGCACAGAATGATCCGCAACAGAGGAAAGACTTTTTAGCAAAGTCTATGAACATCTATACAGCTGCCATAAAAGCTTACTTTAACTTGGATGAATTTAAGGTTTCTGACAGGAATTATAGTTGGTCCCTTGCTGATTTAGCCAATTTAAATATCAGTTGGTATGGTGGAGCTGATTTATCTAAGATGCATGATTTAACGGCTGCTGCTCTTTATGGCAGCTATAAAGGTATAGACATTGCGATTACTCATGCTTGGTTCCCAATTGTAGCAGCAACAGCTAAAGCTGAAGAGGATAACATTCCTTTATTCGGCTGGAAAGATGATGGGTGGCTAGATATGTGTAACACACCTACCGTCAATCATTCAGATATTGTGAATTGGTTCATCGATATGAAAAAGATGGGCTTTAAGATAAAGAAAGTAGGGTTTGACCGCAAGTTTTCCCGAGAGTTCTTTTTATCTATGAAAAAGAAAGGCTTTAAAATGGTTGACCAACCACAGTATTTTTATAAAAAGTCTGAAGGCTTTAGAAGGATAGAAAAGAAAGCGAAGGACGGCCATTTTTATTACCTTCATTCACAAGCATTTGAATATTGTGTGCAGAACGTTGCTGCTGTTGAGAAAACAGATGACATGATTCAATATGAAAAAGTTATGCCAGAGCATCGTATTGACGTATTTGACGCTGCTGTATTCGGATCTATTCAAATGTTAGAGGACATGACCAAAGCATCAGATGCTGCAGGTTGGTTGAATAACTAGGAAGGAGGTGTACATATGGCATTTTGGAATCGTAAGAAAAAAACGCGATCTATTTCTATTCCTATAGCAGTGGGTGATGTGGAAACTGTAGGATATACACGGCTTTCAGATAATCCAGATGTATTAATTGCAGTAGATAAGATTGCAGATCTGGTATCAAACATGACTATTCATTTAATGGAAAATACAAAAGATGGTGATAGACGGCTCACTAATGAGCTTTCTCGTAAAATTGATATTGAACCTCATGCGAATATGACGCGAAAAGGTTGGATTTATAAGATTGTTAGTGATCTATTGCTGCATGGTGATGGTAATTCAGTGGTCCACATTGGAGTAGATCCTATCACGACTTTAATTGATGATTTAACACCTCTTCAAATGCAAGCAGTTGGCTATGAAGATACACAGGATGGATACTTAATTAACTACAATGGATTAACATATACGCCTGATGAGGTCGTTCATTTTGTTATCAACCCTAATCCTAACTTTCCTTACAAGGGACGGGGTTATAGAGTGGCATTATGTGAGATTGTAAAGAACTTAACCCAAGCTACTAAAACAAAAAATAACTTCATGAGTGGTAAGTATATGCCTTCTCTTATCATTTCTGTGGATGCAATGACAGAGGAGCTGTCCAATAAAGAAGGACGCGACAGTATCATGGAAAAATATTTTGATGAAACTGAAGGCGGTAAGCCTTGGATTATCCCTGCTGACTTAATCAAAGTTGAACAGGTAAAACCTTTATCTTTAAAAGACATAGCCATAAATGAAGGTGTGGAAATAGATAAGAAAACGGTAGCTGGACTCTTAGGAGTGCCGGCTTTTTTCTTGGGCGTAGGAAGCTTTAATAAAGAGGAGTACAACAACTTTATTAACACTCGAATATTTTCCATTGGTCAAATCATTTCGCAAACGTTAACGAGGGATTTAATCTATTCCCCTAATTGGTTTTTTCGTTTAAATCCGCGAAGTTTATATTCGTATGATTTAACGGAAATGGTTACAGCAGGTTCTCAACTTGTGGACCGTAATGCTATGAGACGTAATGAATTACGTAATTGGATTGGACTTGATCCTGATAGTGAAATGAATGAATTGATTGTATTAGAAAACTATATTCCAGCTTCTAGTATCGGTCAACAAAATAAACTGAAAGGTGGTGATGAATAAGTGGAAAAGCGTCTCATGGTATTTACCTCTGACTTGAAAACGAGAAGTGATGAAGAAAAAGGTGAAGCTTTCATTGAAGGGTACTTTGCTGTTTTTAATCAAGAAACTGAATTGTGGCCAGGAGCTTTTGAAGAGATTGCACCTGAAGCGTTTGACAGTAGTTTACGAGATAACGATATCATGTGCCTTGATAATCACGATACAAGAGTCGTGCTTGGTAGCACTGGCAGCCAAACGCTAGAGTTGAAAACTGATTCTCAAGGATTATGGGGCAGAGTGAAAGTAGACTTAGAAGATCCTTTCGCCAAAAGCGCTTATCGTAAAGTACAAACAGGAAAAGTACGAGGCTGCTCATTTGGTTTCGTTCCGTTAAAAGAAGATATTGAACATAGAGAAGATGGGACATTAAAATGGATTGTCCGTGAAGCAGATACGATGGAAGTTTCTATTACAGCTTTTCCTGCCTACCCACAAACGGCTGTGGCAGCCCGTCAACGCGACGTTGAAACCATCAAAAAAGAAAAGTTTGAACAAAGAAAACGTAATTTGAAGGAGAGATTGAAGGATGCCTAACCCTATTCTTATTGGTGCCAAATTAAAATTGAAGCGAGATGCTCTGTCAGCCTTGGAAGGAAAACTAACGGACTTACTAGCTAAGCGCAGTGAGTTTGAAGCAGCTATTGAGTCAGCTGAAAATGACGAAGATTTATCCGTTATCGAACAGAGTATGGATGATAACGATAAGGATATTGAAACAAAAGAAGAAGAAAAAACAACATTAGAAGAGGAAATTGAAGAGCTTGAAAAAGAGCTTGAAACATCTAATCGTAAGTCACCTAAAAAGGGAGTGAAACGCAGCATGCCAACAAATATTGAGACAAGAGAAGCTATTAATGCCTATGTACGGGATAAAGACCAAACTCGCGCAGGCTTCACATCTGTGGAAGGTGGAGCATTGATTCCAGAAGAATTATTAGCTCCAAAGAAAGAGCTAGTTGATACAGTTGACCTTACACAATATGTTCGTACAGTTCCGGTTAACAGTGGTTCTGGTAAATACCCAATCATTAAAAAATCAGGCGGTAAAATGGTATCTGTTGAAGAATTAAAACAAAATCCTGAATTAGCTAAACCGACATTTGTAGAAGTTAATTATGATATCCAAACATACCGTGGTTACATCCCTGTATCTCAAGAAGCGATTGACGATGCAAATTACGATGTTGCCGGTCTAATTGCAGAAGATATCCGAGATCAAGATTTAAATACAAAGAATGCTCAGATTGCAGCAATCTTCAAATCTGCTAAAGCTAAAGCTGTAACAGGATTAGATGGAATTGTGACGTTATTAAACACTGATTTCAAGCAAGTCTATAACGTGAAGTTCTATGTATCTGCATCACTATTCAATGCGCTAGATTTATTGAAAGATGGCAATGGTCGTTACTTATTACAGGATGACATTACCGTTGCATCTGGTAAACGCATTAAGAGTCGTGAGGTTGTCGTTTTAGACGATGATATCATCGGAGAAGCGAAAGGTGATTTAGTAGGATTTGTTGGTGACGCGAAGGAATTCTGTACTCTATTTAACCGTAAACAAGCTTCTGTAAAATGGACAGACAATGACATTTACGGTCAATTACTGGCTGGATTTGTTCGTTTTGACGTAGAAAAAGTAGATGATCAAGCTGGCTACTACATCACATACACATCAGAAGTAGCAGGAGCATAATCCTTGTGAAAGGGTGATTGAATATGAAGTATAAAGTAATAGAGGACTTTAAAGACCTGCAAGATAATAATCATATTTATCGTGTGGGTGACAAGTATCCTAGAAGTGGACGAGCTAAAAATGAACGTATCAAGGAATTGTCCGGGTACGAGAATAAACGCAAAGTCCCTTTGATCGAAGAAGTTGAAGACAATGGATGAACAAACAAAGGCTACCTTACTTGAATTATTAAAATTAGATTTGGGCTTTAAGCATACGGCACGAGATACGTATCTTATTGCCCTTATTTCTAGTTCTGAAAAAGAATTGATAAGGAAAGGCTTAGTTCTTTCTATGACAGAAATTGATGATCAAATGTTAGTTGTGGACTATGCAGCATGGTTGTACCGTAACAGACAGGAGTATCAGCCTTTACCTAGAAACATACAGATTCGTATTCATAACCGAGCTATTCAGAAAGCAGGTACTCCTGATGTTATTCAATGAAGTTCTTTCTCTCATTAAGCTAGGACAAGAAACTCAGAATGACGAGGGGTTTCCTGTACCTGGACAAGAGACAAGTAGAGAGGTATTTGCCAATGAAAAAAGTATACGGGGTAATGAGTTTTATATGGCTGCTCAAAGTGGCTATACGTTGGAAACCATGTTTGAGATTCATTCCCTTGATTATGAAGAAGAGACCATTGTTGAGTACGAGTCAAAACGTTATAGAGTGGTAAGGACGTATGAAAGAAAACAGGAAGAGATTACAGAATTAATTTGTCGTGCTTATGGAAGTGAGTTGATTTCATAATGCCAGTTAAATCCACAGGATTAGCAGAGTTTCAAGCTAAATTGAAGAAGCTTGCTAGCATCGAAAAGAATGAGGCTATTGCTGAAAAAGCATTAAAAAAAGGGGCAGAAATCTTACGTGCGGAAATTGAGCGTAGGGCCCCACGTTCCACATATAAGGGTAAACATTTAGCTGATCATGTCATTATCTCGAACATTGTGAATGGAAAAATTAAAGTAGGCTTTCATAAAGACTTTTTCTATGCTCGTTTTTTAGAATGGGGAACATCTAAAATGCCAGCCCAGCCTTTTATTGAACCTGCATTTAATGCTGTGAAAGATAAGATTATTGCAGCTATGGTGGAAGTATACCGTAAGGAGTTAGCAAAGCTATGAGCATTTATAGTTTAGTAATGTCCACATTAAAACCTTTAGGTATTCCCACGTTTCCCATTACTAAAAGAGGTGATCATGAAACATATATCACCTTCTTTGTATATGATGACACAGCTGCCTTTATAGCCGACGATAAAGAGCAGAAAACAGCTTACTATGTACAAGTAGATGTTTGGACAAAAGACGCACTTGTATTTACGGAGCTTTATGAAAAAGTAAGACAAACATTAATAGGTGCAGGCTTTGGGAGAGGACGACCTTCGCCTGATCTATATGAAGAAGACACGCAAATCTATCATAAAGGTTTGCGTTTTTATTATGTCTTAAAACAATAATTGGAGGTATTACAAAATGGAAAAAGCTAAAAAAATGCCTATTGGTATGAAAGATTTATTCTATTCAAAGTTGTTAGAAGATGTTAAAGGTGGGCTTACAACATATGCTACGCCTAAATCTTTAGCTGGAGCAGTAACTGGTAACTTAAATCCAAATGGTTCTATGACACCTTTCTTTTCTGATGATGGTCCAACTGTAGTTGTTACATCACAAGGTTTATTAGAACTTGAATTAGGTATTGATGCACTAGAAAAAGAAGTGGCAGCAGAAATCTTTGGTTGGAGAATTGATTCTAATGGTGTCCTTTTAGAAGGTGACTCAGCAAATCAGCCATATATTGCACTAGGATGGCGTTCTGAAACAACCGATGGCGGTTATAAGTATGTTTGGTTATATAAAGGGAAAATCCAACCACCAAGTGAAGAGTACCAAACGAAAGGTGAATCTGTGGAAATCAAATCAGGTTCATTGAATGCAAGCTTTATCAAACGTGATTCAGACGGAGAAAAGAAAGTTAGTGTTCACAGTAATGATGAAGATGCTGAGCCAACAGTTCTTCTTGATTGGTTTAAGCAAGTTTATGAGCCTGATCAAACAGTACCTACTCCCTAATGGCGAGGGCTTTTTTATCTCCCCGTATCAATACGCCGAGTCAGAATAACATAAGCGGGGGGCTTTAATTGCCCTCTTTTCTCGTTTGAGGTGAGTAATTTTATATAAGGGAGTGAAAATGTTGGCTTATTATACTAAAGAAATGTTGAGAGATGTTAAAAACAAATTAATTCCCCAGTATTGGGATGCAGCTGCTGATTCATATAAACCACTTGGAGATCCGAGAGCAGGAAGTCCCACTTTATCGGGTAAAGTAAAAAACGTTACAACAGCAGGTACAGCTGCAGCGTTAGATGATATTGCTTGCAGAGAGGTTACAGTAATTGCGAAGAAAGGAAATACAGGCTCAATCTATGTTGGTGGTTCAGATGTATCTGCTACTACATTTGGGGTTGAGCTAAAGGCAAATGAGGCTTTTACTTTTACTGTTAGCAACGCCAAAATTATTTATATTAACGCTTCTGTAAGTGGAGAAGGTGTATCCTATGTCACGCTTTAATTCTCCTTACAATAAAGAATTGAACGATAAAATTGGGGATTTATCACAAAATATTTCGGATCGTGGTAAAGAAGTAAAATCTTTAATTGTGAAACCATTATATGTAGAAACGTTTGCTAGTATGGGACGTTATGGAGTGGGTACTCCAAGTGGTGTTGCTAACTACACAGGCGGGAATTTCGTTTGTACAATAAGTGGAAACGCAGGAGATAAATTTGTAACCGTCAAAAGTGGTACGGTTGCCGATGGCGGAGGAATTTGGACAGCAGTTATTCAAGATGATAATAAAAATTGTTACATGAATAAAGTGTTATCTATTAGCGGTAACACATTTCAGTTAATTGATCCTTTACCTGTTAGTATTACAAACGGAAAAATCGGGAATTTGCATGACTCGCCACAAGGTCTTCATTATACGGAGCTAGGGTATTTTGCTTTTGCGCAACACATTTACAAAACAAACCCTAAATATACCGAACGGCAAATAAATGATAAACAGTTTTTAGGAACTGATTCTTCATCATTTTGGAACCTAACAACTTCTTGGTCATCCTATAACAATGTTACAAATATTGATAATTCAACAGATAACACCATAGCTAAGTATGGAAGAGCAGGGTTAGTGTTAAACCTTGCGAGTGCTTCTCACGCTGCTGAATTAACTTATGACGCAAAAGAAAAAGGATATATTGAACTATTTGTATCCTCTAAAAATGTTGCTACACTTGATTACTTAAAAGACGGTGTAGTGGTGAAAACGATTGAAATTAATTCTATTTTAAAACGTATTACACTTGATTTCGATTACAGTGAGTCTGTGAAGGTAAGGATTTACGATGTGAATTCAAGTGGAACTGCTATTAATTCATTAAGAATTAGTAACACAACTATTTGGTTAAATCGTGCTAATTTACCCGATAAACTTATTGATAAAAACGATAAGGTGGTTTACATCGGAGATAGTTGGGGAGTGTACCATAATAAAGCTACTACAAGAGAGTTAGAGCGTTTAATGACTGCAGATGGCGGTACACCTATTGTTTTAAACTATTCACGTGCAGGTCATTCTACGAACTACGCGTTAGATGGATTTGAAGAGTATGTACTTAATAATAAACCTGATAAAGTAATTATTGAATACTACTGCAATGATTTTGCTAGTATTAAAGGCGCTGACTTAGGAACATTCACAGCTGTTGACAGTACACAAAAGAGTTTAAATGTCACTTCTTTAACACAGTATTTAAAGAACATGAAAAAAATGATTGATATGGCTATTAAAAACGGTATTCAACCTATTATCATTATGGCTTCCGTAACTGATGCAATGAATAGAAGTCAAGAATTTTCAGATATTATCTCTTCTATTTGGTTAGGTGAGACATTAACTAAAAATACAGTAGAGACAACGAATGTAATAGCAAAACAAATCAAACAAGCTGGTTCTACTAAATACGGAAATTCATTAGAGTTAATCACAACAGAAGAAAACGCAAGTGCAAGACAAGGTGTTGTGATGGACACAGATAAAAACATTACAGGCGGTAGTTTATTTACGGTTAAAAATAACGGTACCGTTAAATATAAAATCAACCCTAGTGGCAGACCAATCATTCCTGACACACAAATAACTCCGCAATATGGTACACAAACACCTAATAGCGGAAATAGAGGTATTTTCTATATTTTCGATGGCCAAGGTGGCACAACAAAGGTTGATGATGAACTAAGGATAGTTATCCAAAAAGCTGATGGCACTTATGTGACTAAAAAAATACAACTGATTGATTAACAAATTTTCGGGAAGAAACTAAAAAATAGAAAAATTCTATCTTCCCTCTCATTAAAGAATGATATAATTCCTTAGTGAAGAGGGAGGAATTGGAATGGAAATACCTAAAAAGAGAGACGAAAGAATAGATATTTTAAGAGCTATTGCAATTTTATGTATTATTTTAGCTCACAGTAATCCAATGGGAGTCATTTTTCAACTAAGAAATTTCGATGTTACTATGATGGTGTTTCTAATGGGATCATCATTTTTTTTAAGTAATCAAAAAAAGACTATTAATTATGGTAACTATGTTATAAAGAGATTTAAACGCTTAATC